CGTTGTGGTCCGCCACAGCGTGAATGGACCTTCACTATCGATTACACCAAGGGACCACACGAGCACGAGACTCTTCTGCGAATGATGGGCCGTATGGACCCAGAGCTTGTCGACTACGATGGCGACAAGTACATGTTCAATCTCAGCACTGGCGCATGGAATACCGCCGTTCTCTACGATCCAGAGGCTAATCCAGCCGGAAAGGCAGATGGTGAAGTGATCAAGACCGTCAAGTTCCAGAAGGGCAGCGCACCGGAGAAGTTCTTCGGAGACGAAGATTGGTCTGGTGTCATCGAACAATGTATGGATCTGGCTTTCGTCAAGAAGTACAAGTTCGCCGACTCTGAAATTGACACATCATCAGCCTTCGAGGTTCAATCTATTCTCTCCGACATGGAAGAGATGGCTGACAATCTCGAAAGCCAGTGAGCCAAACACAACAAACTGATCTAACAAATACTACATGGAGCACACAAGATCATGACAACACGCAAGCAAAGAAACATCGGAACCCTCAGACTCGCTCGTCAAGTCGAGGGAGTAGACGACAACACATTCACACTGGTCGACACCAAGCCTTTCAGCAACATGCGAGAGGTGCAACAGTACCTGCGCAACATCGACGTTGACGAGCAGGAAGAGTTCCTGGTCGTACGCACAGTGACCGAAGCAACTGTCTCGCCGACAACCCGCACGACAGTCACCTTCAGTTCCTGATCAAGCCTCGGCGAGACGCGCGGCAAGGGAGAGGGTTCGCCCTCTCCTTTGTTGTTTGTGCACATGAGCAATCACAAGGTCTACAAGAGTAACAACTCCAACAGCGGTCCCATTGGGCTCAGCGCAGGTTATGTGTACGCTCCATACATACCACTGGAAGTGACTCCGACGTTCATGTTGGATGAGTTACCGCCAGTGCAGAGATGGCTTTTGCAAGTGGTGTGTTCCATATCTAGGGACAAGAGAAAACGTCAACCACAAACGATGCTAAACAGAATTGAGTTGAAAATCCTCAGTGTATTGGATAGGCTGATACGATGAAGAAAGGAATGCAAACATTCTTGGACAAGCTTTTCAGGGCATTGGGAGATCCTCGCATTGACCCTCGTGTTGGTCCTCGTGTGTGGGGTGAACAATATTCCACAACACCAGCAAAGAGGTGGTGGAACCGTGTTCGGCGAAGCATCTTCAAGAAGTTCATAAAGCCACCAAAGATCCGGATATCCGTGTTTGACATCGATATCGATCCGAAAACCAAGCTCAAGGCAAGGTGGACAACAGAGCAAAGTCTCTGCGCATGGGCATATTCCACGGAGACAACGATGGCGACGTATAAGGCCGGTGACCTAATCACCTTCACATACAGCAGCCCAACAGCCCACGATCGAAACCCGATCGTTCTGGTTGTAACACCACGATGGCAAGGCAAGATGCACGGCGTCAACCTGAAGAAACTTCCAGAGCGAGAACGAGAGATGCTCTTGCGTGTGGTCAATCCAGACTACCACTCTGGCACAGGAGACTACGTTGAGCGCATGCCAGCGTTGCAGAAGATCCTGGAGAAGCGAAGAAGTGATCCGTCGCACATGTCCTCGAAGACCTTCTACCAGAAGTTCATCGCAGGCTTCGTACGCAGATACAACAGCTACAGGATCTACACACCGATGTACATCTCCAGCGTTCGGTCGTTGGACTACGACAAATTCAGGATGTGACCAATAGCAATCAACACTCAGGCTCTCTTGGTGGATTTTCTACCATGGCCTTCCCAATCGTGCGTCGACCGTTTCCAATGTTTGCAAACAATCTCATCAGTGTTCAGCCGATGAGCATGCCAGTTGGAGCAATCTTCTATTACGACTACGTTTACGGTGAAGATGACAAACCACTCGTAATTCGCTGGTTCAATCGTGTGTGTCGTGGTATCATCAGCAACACAATACCTGGATGGTTCCAGAGTCGTAGACACAGGACCAAGCAATACGTGAAGAACATGAGTCCAAGCAAGTTGTTGAGAAGATGGGCAGCCAGAATGTTGGCACGCCAGATCATGGGCAGCGGATGTTCAGGCTATGAAATTGGCGGAAGGCTTATTGACAGAGCAGACGATGGCGTCGAGCGGCAGTTCATCACATCACCAGAAGAGCTTTCACAGCAGGTCTCAAGCATCAACACAACAGAGACACCATGAAACACGAAAAGCTACCAGCACTTATAATCGACGCACACAACCTATTCATCCGCAGCTACATTGTCTCACCTCGTATGTCAAAGGTGGGCGAAACGATCGGCGGCGTCACACTCTTCCTCCAGACCTTCATCAACATCATTGAGAGGTTCTCTCCCACGCATGTCTTCGTGTGCTGGGAAGGCGGAGGCGGTTCAAGTTGGCGCCGCAGCATCTACAAGGACTACAAGGAGCGCAGGCGGCCACGACGACTCAATCGTGACGAAGGCATTGACGAGCAGCCGAATGATGAGCTTCGTCAGATGCTCATGTTGGCCAAGCACTATCTGAAGCACATCCCTGTGAAGCAGTTCTTCATTCGTGATTGTGAAGCCGATGATGTCATTGCATACATCGTGTCACGATTGCCAGAAGAAAAGAAGAAGCTAATCGTGTCGACCGACAAGGACTTCATGCAGCTGATCTCGGATACGGTCCAAGTCTACAACCCTGTGACCAAGGTCTTCGTCACTCCAGAAAGAGTGATGGACGATTTCTCGTCCACACCACAGAACGTGGTTCTTGCCAGAGCATTCCTCGGAGACAAGTCTGACAACATTCCGGGGATCAAGGGCGTTGGTCCGAAGTGGATCGAGAAGAACCTGCCACTACTACGAGAAGATACGGAGCACGGCCTCCCAGACGTCGTAGAAGCCGTCCGTAACGCCGAAAAGAAGGGCAAGGTACACCAGAGGGTGCTGGACGAACTGGATGCGCTCCAGCGCAATTTCAGGCTCATGAACTTGGCTTCCGTACATCTGACTGGTGAGATGACCGCCAGAATTGACACGCTTCTCGAAGATGAGGATGAAGATGCGTACACGGTCAACAGACTTGAGCTACTTCGACGCATGGGCAAGGATGGTGTTGCAAATGCCATCAGAACCGACATCCTATTCAGAGAGATGAACGGACTTCTTGTCCGCAGCAGAACAAACAGATTGTTCGGTGACAGCGAATGATTGCAGTACGATTTCAGATTGGAGTTTTTCAGCTTGACACCAGACGTCTTGTCGAGGCAAATAAGGGCTTCGTACTCATGGATGCTGGAAGACTATGTTTGGTTGGAGACATTGAAGAACCAACAGAAGAGTGCTATGTATGGCACAGCATCGATGATGTGATCGACATGTACGTTGACCAAAGCAGAACTGGTGGCGGCCTAGTGATCGAGAACACACGAACAGACGATGGTCGAAACCTTCTGAAGGTTGACATCGCCAAACTTGGACAACGGTTCAATGTGATCTTCGAGGAAGTAGAGTGACGAATCTGAACAGCGATTTCAGCACCAAGGGAAAGGGCTATCAAGTCAAGGTCGTTCAGGCCATGTTTGAAGACCACGACTGGGCTGAGTCGATGACAGAGATCATGGATGAGAGCTTTTTCACAGAAGCGCACCTCTCCATCATCGTTCGGCTCTACTACGACTATTACGAGGAGTTCCAAGTCTTCCCATCCATCGACACGTACATCATGTTGATGAAGGAGAAGATGCAGGATGGCGAGAAGGCGCTGACAAAGCAAATCGTCTCCTTCCTACGTAAGGTCAAGACAGAGCCTCTCGGCGCCGATGTTCAGATCATCAAGGACAACGCATACAAATTCTGCAAGCGAAACGCTCTTGGTCATGCGATCTTGGGCATGGCAGAGAACCTCGATGAGGAAGACTTCGATGCAGAGAAGATCGTCGAGAAGATGCAGGCTGCCATCCATCTTGGCGAATCTGCCGATCTTGGACACGACTACAACACAGAGATGTTCAAGCGCCACGAGCAAAAGAAGCGCCGGACGATTTCAACAGGCTATGAGCTTCTTGACGATCAAGAAGTCTTGAACGGTGGATTGGGTGTTGGCCAAATCGGTGTTGTAATGGCGCCATCGGGTGCCGGCAAGAGCATGCTTTTGGTCAATCTAGCTGCCAACTGCCTGCGGCAAAACCTGAATGTTGTCTACATCACCCTAGAGCTTTCTGAAGCCGATGTCGGTATCAGGTTCGATGCCAACTTCTCCAGAATAGGGCAAAGCGAAGTTCAGAACCCTGCAAACAGGGCCGACATCGAGTATGCCCTTGAAGACCAGTGCAAGGGGCGACTGCGCATCAAATACTACCCTGCTTACAGCCTGACGATCGGACAGATCAGAACTTACCTGCGTAAGCTCAAGAACGTTCATGACTTCGACATCGACGTCCTGGTCATTGACTACGCCGATCTCATGTCATCTGGTCAGATTCTGTCCAAGGATGCACGAGGATACGAGAACCAGGGCAACAACTACGTCGGTCTTCGTTCATTCGGTGGCGAAATCGGTGTTCCTGTGTGGACAGCCGTGCAAACGAATCGTGGCGGAGTATCCAAGGAAGTCCTCGACAAAGACGACATCTCAGAAGACTTCAAGAAGGTCATGCACTCAGACTTGATCATGGGTCTGTCAAGGAGCAATGACGACAAGCTTCACGGGCTTGCAAGGCTGGCCATCGTGAAGAATAGGAACGGCAGAGACGGACATTGGTATCTGGCCGGACTCAACACAGCTACCACTGTATTTGAGCTACGTCAAGAAGCCAGCGAGGATCTGTTCGTGATGAAAATGGCAAGGCGAGGAACGAAGGAGCACGACGAGGCAAAAGTGCGGGTTCTCGCTGATTTCATACGCCAAAGAGAAGAAGATAAAGAGGGGGAGAACTCACCATCCTCATCTTGACATATCGAGTTAATGGGAAAGTCGGATCAAACCGAAACGGTCCGCTAACCCCCGTTCTAGTTACATCCGCCCGACATCAACATCCAAACCCAGAGGTTGCATAACTATGCAAGCTGAGCCATCCGTACGTCGTTTCAAGCTGTCAGAGAAGTTCATAGACCAATACCGGGAAGCCGACGTACCATGGGGGCCTTTGGGCTACGTGACGTTCAAGAGAACGTACTCCCGTCGTCGTGATGAATTCGAGCCTGGGGCTGAAGGAACCGAAGAGTGGTACGAGACATGCCGTCGTGTAATCGAGGGCATGTTCCACATGCAAAAGCAACATGTCGTCAAACTAGGCCTCGAATGGAACGATGCTAAAGCACAGCGAACTGCGAAGGATGCATTCGACCGCTTGTTCAATCTGAAGTGGACTCCTCCTGGCCGTGGATTGTGGATGATGGGCACGAAGTACGTTGAAGAGCGTACTCAAGCCGGACTTTTCAACTGTAGCTTTCGTTCCACAGAGGATATTGATCAGAAAGGCGGGTATCTGTTTGCATGGATGATGGATGCCCTAATGCTTGGAATTGGTGTTGGATTCGATACAAAAGGTGCTGGCAAAGTTGAAATCCTACAGCCTCGTTTTATAGAAGACGTGTGCGAAATTCCTGACAGCCGAGAAGGCTGGGTTCAGTCTGTCAGGCTCTTGTTGGACGGCTTTTTTCTTGGCACAGACATTCCGAATTTCTCATACGATCTGATCAGGCCATACGGCTCTCCAATTCATGGTTTCGGCGGCACAGCATCAGGATCAGGACCACTGAAAGAGCTTCATGAGTCACTCGTTGAACTCTACACAAACAGAGTTGGTGAGACAATCACATCGGTCGACATCGTTGATACAGAGAACCTCATTGGACGCTGTGTTGTCGCAGGCAATGTCCGCAGAAGCGCAGCGCTTGCATTGGGTGGCCATGACGACATGGAATACCTGACGATGAAGAACGACAAGGACAAAATGGAGCATCATCGCTGGGGCTCGAACAACAGCTTCCACGCAATCGTCGGCCAAGACTACACATGGCACGCACAGCAGTCTCAACTCAATGGAGAGCCTGGATACATCTGGCTGGACAATGCCAGAACTCGTGGTCGCATGAAGGATGCCCCTCGTGACGATGATCTGAACGTAGCTGGCTTCAACCCTTGTAGCGAACAACAACTTCACTCAGCAGAATGCTGTTGTTTAGTAGAGACATTCCCAGCTAAACATGCGGATTTTGAAGACTATTTGAAAACACTAAAAGTGGCGTATCTCTACGGCAAGACGGTCACTCTTGCGAACACGCACTGGCCAGAGACAAACGCCATCATGCTCAAGAACCGTAGGATCGGCCTGTCTCAGTCCGGCGTAATCCAGGCATTCAACAAGCATGGTCGACGCACGATGTTTGATTGGTGTAACAGAGCATACGATCATGTGCTCAAACTTGATAAGGCATATAGCGATTGGTTATGTATCCCCAAATCAATCAGAGTAAGTAGCATCAAGCCGAGTGGGTGCAGGCCGATCAATTCTCTTGTGACAACCGATACTGGAATTCTGACGCTAGCAGAAATTCAGCAAGTATCGACACCTATTGATGATGATTGGTTTGAGGTAGAAGACCACATGCTTGCTGGCAAAACAAGCAAGCGTGTTACAAAGTTCTACTCGAATGGAGTGTCAAACACTGTTCGAATCAAGCTGAATTATGGTCTTGAATTCGAATCAACGCTGAACCATAAGTGGTTCATCACACAGCATCATCGAGGACAAGGGCGGTATTTGGATGTCAATGATTGGGTTGAAGCTAGAGACATTGTACGTGGTGACATAGTAGATCTAGACATCGAAGCATATAGATCCGAAAAAGAAACAGTGTTCAGAACATTTGACTACGTTCTTCCTGTAAACAGCCATGAAAATGACGGCATCAGACTTCCGGAAAAGATGAGTTCAGACATCGCTTGGTTCCTTGGGTATTTGTGGGGAGATGGTTCAATTAGTCCGAGCAAATATCGGATCAGGTTCATTGATGAAAATTTGGAAAATCTAGTTCGTGCTCAGAGCATTCTGAAGAACGAGTTCGGACTTGATAGTTCCATTCACAAAGCATCAGAAGGGCGAAATGCATGGACATTGGAGAAGGGAAGCAAAGTTCTGTATGATTGGTTGTCATATCAGGGAATCAGCAAGCATGACGGAAGCAATGGAATTGCTAATATTCCACTGTGTGTAAGATCATCTTCAAGACAACACATCATTGAGTTTGTTGCCGGACTAATTGACTCTGATGGCTGTGTGTTTAAGACATCGACAGGGCGTGGGAATTTTTCAATTGCAACAGCATACGACAAATTCGCCACACACCTACAGCATGTGATGTGGGCCATTGGGTTGCCTGTTGGAAGATCTCTAAACTCCAAGGGAACAAGTAAGCAGAGCGGCGAAAAGCACATATGGCTTTTGACAGGGTCAATGCATATCCGAGAAGATGATTTTGAAACACTTCGTTCTGCAAGCAACAAGCTGAATAAGTCAGAATTCGAATTCAGATACGACCCATCAAACATGGGCGTTAAAATTGCAGGAAAGGTCGTTGCCGTCGAGGATGCCGGAAGACAAGCCACATTCGATGTCGAAGTGAATGACGAGCATGCCTATTACGCAGGCGCAGCATATTCTCACAACACTGTGTCGCTATTGAACGGCTCAACTCCAGGAATCCACTTCCCTGAGGACGAATACTACATTCGCCGCATCAGGTTCGCTCATACTCATGAGCTTGTTGAGCGACTCCGCAACGCTGGATACAAGATCGAGAAGGATGTCTGCTCACCAAACACTGTGTGCGTAGAGTTCCCGGTTCATGAGCCCCACTTCATCAAGGGCAAGCGAGAAGTGTCGATGTGGGAGCAGCTCGAAATCGCCGCCGCATATCAGCACTTCTGGGCAGACAACTCAGTTTCGGTCACGATCACGTTCAAGCCAGAAGAAGGAGACCAGATCGCCGATGCGCTTCAGATGTACGAACACAAGCTCAAGGCAGTCTCGTTCCTGAAGTACGAAGAGACCGGATACGTTCAGGCGCCATACGAGCCGATTACTAAAAAGCAGTACGAAACACTAGTTCAGAGAATCACACCTCTACAGCGTGTTGAATCAAAGCAAGGTGGCGTTGGAACTAAGTTCTGTGATGGCGACACGTGTATGTTGTGAGTCGGATAGTTACGGTGAGAGCTTGAAAGGAGAACTTCCGTATGCCGACTTACACGCAGCTTTTGATCGAAGCAAAGATCAGGCGCTACAATAGCCCACGGGCAACGCCAACGTTCCGAACTCTACAGGAGATGCTTGAGCTTGGTAAGCAGCACAAGTTCATCTGCTGTATCGAAGAACCGTTCGGAATCCCAGATGAAGACTTGAAGGATGTTCCTCGTATCAAGGAAATCAACTACGGACATGTGGTCGGTGCCTTGAACCAAGCAGATCTCAACGAATGGGACGCAATTTTCCCAGGACACACATGTGCGTTGAATTTGGTTGTATGTGACAAGATTCTAGGATATGTTCATGCTGATGATGGGAATCACAAACTCATTGGGCGTTGCTATGATGCCCCTGATTTCTCAGAAGAAGAGTTCGATAGGCAACTGAAGCTCTACGTACAGAAACGCAGAGATGTGTATGACGATGGATGCCACGCCAAATTGTTTGGCGAGCCCATGTCACACTTCAACGAATATTGAACACAACATAAGGACCACAATGGCCAAAAAGACAATCGCACCCCCTGTTATCGGCACAACCGAAGAAGCCCCTGAAACCACAGAGGGCGCATACTCGGTTGAGGACAAGACATATCGGCTCACGCCAGACTTCGCCATGGCAGTGATGAACATCATCCAGCTTTCGATGATGTCGGCCGAGTACGGTGACAAGTACGCCGTCAATGCAGCTGAGGAGATTGGTAGCATCGTGCTCATCGCAAACCCGAATGACCCGACAGGAACTTCGCTTACGGTTCACCCGGCATGGGCAGAGCGATTCAGTGCTGACGCCGCTGCATTCCTCCAGACAGCAGAGCGCCTGTCCCAGGAGCTTATGGCAGCCGATAAAGCAATTGAAGAGACCGCAAAGACGCCAGGGGAAGACCGAAGCTGATGCTTGAATGCGTAGTTATACATGGCACACTCCAACAGGAGGGATTAGTCACCGACAACGACAAGGTGATTGAGTTCCTTCCTGAGGTTGTTTGGTATGATGCTTGGCACCGAGAATGGGGCAGTGGCTACGCAGTCGAGACTTCAGACGAAGATGGAAACAAGTACCGCTGTTGGCTTTCGACAATTCGTGAGAGAAACGAACTCATCGAAATGTTGGCCGACAGAGTAGACTTCCCATTCTACGTCTTGAGCGAGAGCAATAACATCTATGCAGTGCGTTCCGGATTCGGAATGTACCCACACCCTCTCTTCGAGCTTGATCCTGACGAAGTGTTCGTCAAGATGACGGAGATAGGGCGTTTCCCTGAGGAACCGTGAAGCAATACCTTGATCTGATGACTCGCATCCTCGAAGAGGGGCGATGGAAGGATGACAGGACAGGGACTGGTACAACCAGTTTGTTCGGCCATCAGATGAGATTCAACCTGAAGGACGGCTTTCCGCTCGTCACGACGAAGAAGGTCTACACTCGTGCCATTATCCATGAACTCCTGTGGTTCATTGCTGGCGACACAAACATCCAATACCTTCAGGACAACAACGTCCGCATCTGGGATGAGTGGGCTGACGAAGTTGGCGATCTTGGGCCGGTCTACGGTCACCAGTGGAGAAGCTGGGAGACATTCGACGGCCAAGGCGCAATCGATCAGCTATACGGAATTCAGCAGACGTTACAGAACAATCCTGACAGCAGGCGCATCATCTTGTCTGCTTG